ACCCACGCTCCGGGCCGGCGTGGTTCCCGCCGCGATCGCATTGGAGAGCCACCCCATCGACAGCCGCATCAAAATCGCCGATGACGGTACCGTCCAGACGCTGACCTCCCGCATGGGGACAGGCGGGATGAATGTGCCTCTGGTGCTGAAGATCCGCTCCGGCTGCGAGGGCGGCGGGAAGGGACCGCTCATCCAGAAGGACAAGTCCGCTACACTGGGCTGCAACAACGACCAGACCCTTTTCGAGCCTGTGGCCTTTGGCATCTCCTCCGACCAGTCCAAGGCCATGCTCTCCAGCAATCCCCACGCCGGCATCTACAAAGCCCGGACATCCCGCACCCTAGACACCGGGGGTGGAAACCCCGGCTGCAATCAAGGTGGGATTGCCGTGGTCACACAGGAGAAGTCCTACGCCATGACCATGAATAGCTATGTCCAGGTCGAGGAGGAAAAGGCGCCGGCGTTGCTCTCAAGGGATTACAAAGACCCCACCGCTGTGAACAGCGGCTACACCGTGCGGCGGCTGACACCCACTGAGTGCGCCCGGCTGCAAGGCTTCCCGGACTGGTGGTGCGCCGGCCTGGAAACCCCGGAGCCGACCGTGGACGACATCGCATTCTGGACGGAGGTCTGGGAGACACACCGCAGAGCCGTGAATCCCTCCGTGAAGCCCA